ACAGCTTCATCAAGTCTTCTTCGTCGTAATCGACTCCAACAGACATCTTGAAGAGCATCTTCTTTCCTTCGTCTGACATGCATTGGAATGCAGTCTGTATGACGTTGTCGAAATATGCCTCCTCGCTGTCAGTGCCTGCAACTTGAGGAACACATTCCAACTCAATGACCGGCTCCTCCCATATGAATGGGTCGTCCACAACTGTTGGTGGATCTTCGTCATCATCGCAGTTACCCAAGATAAAGCATGGGTCAAGTGGTGGTGGACATTCGTCTGCAGGACATGGGTCGTAAACTGTAGGGTTACAGTTAGGGTTGCCTGGGTCTGGGCACTCTGGTTCTGGCTCAGTGCAATCAGGGCTTACATCTGTCTCACAATCGTTGTCATCATCACAGTCTGCATCTTCACCAACACAGCTGCAGTAATCGCAGAGCTGGTTGTTGGAGAGTTCCAAAGGTGCATCAGGGTTGTAGTTGCACGCATTAGGATCTGTGCACTCACCATCTGATCCGTTCACTGGGTCACAAATGGCATCGTCCAGTTTACCAGAGCTAAGTCTTGGTGCACCTTGTGCAATAGCATCATCGCAGTCTATGCAAAGCTCATCACTGGGGTTCTCTTCACAGAACGTCTGTACGTAGTTGCAGCTACCGTCATTGATAGTGGCAGTAGGCTCATAGTTTTCAGCCTGTGGGTCCGTACATCCAGGTACCGCATCTTCACAGTTACCTGTCAAGCATGGCTCCGGGCAGTCTTCTGCTGGCGGGTCCATGTCTACAACAATCTGTGTAAGGAAATCCTCTACTTTAATTACTGGGTGGTCTGTGCACTCGTTCAAGTTTGCAACCCCCAGGTTAGGGATAGCCAACACGTAGTAGGTGTTGGGCGCCAGTGTAGAGAAGGTGTGTGTAAACGTAGCATCTTCTGTTCCCACCTCAAACAGCGGTGAGTAAGCAAACAACAGCTCACCTGTTACGTTGGATGTGACTGTGATGCCTGAAGCTGTGCTTGTTGGGTAGTTCCCACTTCCAAAGATTGCAGAGGTCTGTGATATGATTGTATCAAATCCGAGCTGCGCTGTACTCGTAGAAGATGGGAATATCAAGAATGCAAAGCTTGGTACAATTACGCCCTCGTCAAGCCCTGTTTCTGGTACATCGTAGTCTACTTCGGCTGTAATTGATCCTGTCAGTGAGGGTACAATAACGTTTGCAGTGTACTCTATTCCGTTCACTACAATTACTTCTTGCACACAACTAGATCCTGCATTTGTAGATGTTGCTGTTACCGGCAGGTTTGAGTTGTTAAACACCTCCGCACAAGGATCTGGGAATATACAAGTCCCATCATCAAAGTTTGCGTTGGGGTCGTAGTTGTCAGCAGTGCTGTCAGTGCAGCCTGGTATGAGCTCAGGACATCCTTGCTGATCGTCACTTGGGGGCAGTACTGTTACAGTCTCTGAGTAGTCACAAGGTGCATCTGTAAGACTTTCTGGGTAAGGGAAACTTCCTGCTGATCCTGGGAAACTGTAGGACACCGTATAGTCACCAGGTTCAGTCATCTGGTCAAATTCCATAGACAGCAGACCACCAGCACCAGCAACACCAACCCCCGGTATAAATGTAGCGTCGTTTTGGTTCTGCTCTTGGTAGTACCCATCAGGACCTGTAACAATCACAACAAAGTTAGGTAGGTTGTCGTTGCTTATACCGACAAACTGGTCACCTGTTGGGTTATAGAATCCCTCAATCTGTACAATTATGCTGTAGTTATTGTAATCAAAGAAGTACTGATCCCCTTCCTGATAAGCATCTGTAGAAAGGTCGTTGATCACATTGATGTTTGTGTTACAGTCAGGCGTTTGACTTGCAACACAGTACAAGAAGAATCCGTCACATGTAGTGGCTTGTTCATCTGCTTGGTAGCATACTGAGAGTGGGTAGTCATTGTCTCCCACAAGCTCTACAGGAATGTCTGGGCAGGTGTACCCAGCCCCATTGTAGTTCAGTATTGGGAATGATTGGGTAGTATTCCAAGCCCATCCATTTCCTCCAAGACCTGTAAAGAAGTAGTCATTGCCTACAGTGTGGCATCCGCAGAATGCAGTCCACATGATGCTGTAGATCTTAGCTTCTCCTGATGTGTAAGTATCACATCCGACAGGAAGTGCTTTAGGAGCCAACTGCAGTTCAATCAGATAAGGAACACCGGCACCTAGTGGTACGTTTTCGAGTACACTCCAATCCCATACCGGCGCAGCAACTGTACCACTAGAGGGGGGTCCACTAAACACAGCTGACAAAGCTGCAATTTCTGTAGGTGCTGGGTTATCTACGCTGTACGATCCTTCAAAGTCTATGCCTATGTCAGCAACCGCATCACTCCATGGAATAATCCTCAGGTTCCATGATGTTATATCATCCCCAATGTACTGCTGGAGACCATTGATCATAGTGTTGTAGCCTGTAGCTCCAGAAGATACCTGAGTTGAGATGCTGAATTCGTATCCTTCAGCAACTTCTCCAATCACATTGTTATTTGTAACAATAGCACCACCATACTTACCCGCGCTGCTGAAGAACGGCGGTGTGAATCCAGTTGCTGTCCAACCTATGTCAGACTGTGTAACTGAACCTCCTACCTCACCGTAAAGGTAGTTGGGGCTTGACCCACTTACACCTGCCCTCAGATAAGATCCTACACCTCCTGACAGACCGTCTACTGCGAGATTCCAGCCTTGGTTGTTTGCCTGATCTTCGCAAAGCAAGCAGCTTCCATCATCGTCAGTAGCCTCGGGGTTGTAGTTAACTGCGTCCTCGTCAGTGCACCCGAGTATTGTGGTGCTCTCATCAATAACCTGAGCAATACCATCGTTGTCGTTTTCACCAAACGTCAGGAATGGGTGGTGGTAGATGAGATTCGAGTCACCTGTCAAAACTGCCCCATGGTCAGGAATATGCGGAACAGGATATTGTCCGGTGGGCATCTCAGTCGTTTCCCAGTTAGCTAATGTTGAGACTGTGATAAAACTAGCCTTGTAATAGTGGAAGTCCTCGTGCCCTGCATAACTCCCATACCTGGGAGACATTGTGTTTTCTGCACCAGAGGGGAATCCATTATGGCTAGCTAGTGGTACGTCAGTCCAAAACTGTGTGTCTCCGATTGTAATGTCATCTGCGATGTCATCATCAGGGCTGTTGTAGATGTCGTTCTGGTCTTGAGTAAACCTAATTGTGAGGAGGTAAGTGTTAGGATCTCCTTCGTTTACAATGCTGATGTCGTCCACGTCGTTTTCGTCAGTGACAACAATCTTATAGGCCAACCCAAGTGGGTTCACATCTTCATAGATGTTAGCTGAGTTGGGGCTGTAAGAAGATAGCGTTCTGAGTTCTATAGTAGGGAAGATTTCTAGAACCTTTGTAACTCTGTCAGCAAGAGTTCCCCCAAGTACAGTTATGTCTCCATCGTCTGTTTTGAAGTCTGTAAGACACGTATGTGTGAACTTCATGCTGTAGACAATCTCTTGGCTTATGCCTGCACCACCAAATGCTGTGTCTGCTGTAGCAGGTCCTACAGAAACTGTAGAATCTATGATTAGCAAGCATTCGCCTGGACCACTGCTTACAATGTACTCACTTTGTTGGTGAGGTGTTGGGTTAGGTAGTGCTAATCCAAAGTCAGGAGTGTACCCTGTGTATGCCCCATTTAGATAAAATCCTCCTGTATGAGTTGTATCCTTTATCAAGCTTCTTCCGTACAAGAAGCTTCTTGCTATAGTCAACTGACCAACAATTCCTGCAAAGCCGTCAAGGCCGCCAGCAGGCCTTACAGGCAGTGGGTATTCTGGTACAATTGCTCCAGTCGTTTCCCCAAAAGCGGGGGATGTGGCAAGAGGTACAGAACCAGCTTGATAGGAATCCTCTGACACCACGGCACTGTTTGCTCTGTCAGTCTCCCTTGTTACTGAGCTTATGTTGTCGTAGTAACTTGGTATGTTCTTGAACGGTGACCCTAGTGGGGATGCTGCAGAAGTGCTGTTTGAGATTGTATCGTCGTGTACATTGACTGTATTGATGTAAGAGATATCTTGCGCTCTCAGCTCAAAGTTGCTGCCTAAGCCCTGCACTTGATCTCCGTAGCCGCTGTCTAGAAGAGTCTGAACGTTGTGTTGTCCTTGCCAGACATTGCACAGTGAAAGGTGAGCAGCATCTCTAATAAATTCGTTAAAGCCTGTCTCAGTTTGGCCTGGGCTGCCTCCGTTTGCTGAGTACTTCCAAGTTCTAGGTATACCACTGGTGTTGTATATCATGTTGAACATCAAGTCAACACCATTGAATCTTCTTGATGCGGTTGCGACACCTCCATAACATGCGTAGAAAACACCTTTCAGGTCTAGCATGTTACCAAACTGCTGTTGAGCTGTGATGCCAAAGGCAGATATAGCACTAGGTATAGCACCGACGTCTGTTACACTAAGCCCAGACTGACCAAATCTATGTACGTGAGCAAACCGGATTACACCATGGAATATTGGTTCTAGAACCCTCTCTCCGTCACCTGCATAAGAAGCATGGAAGAAGTTTCTACCGTTATTCAGAGTTACATTTCTTGTAGACCCCATGGCAGCACCTTCAGCTAGTGACACTAGTGACGTTGGGAGCAAAGCGTAATGCTTTTTCACTACTTCCCCGTCAATGTCTCTCAAGTAAAGCCCGTTTGATCCAATCGTTGTTGTAGAGTTTGTAAAGCTGTGGAAGCTAGACAGAGTGTGCGGGTTCTCCAAAGTTCCGTCACCTCTCAGGTCTTGATCGTTTAGAACTGTGTTGTTTTCACCCATCACCAGGCACAGGTTTCTAAACACTGCGGTTTGAGGTCCGTTTGGCTGACCTATCTGGTATGTTGGGTAACCACCTGCAGCCCCAAACAAAACTCCAATATTAGGGTAAGCCCCGTGCATAGTGGCGTTCCAAGGATTGCTGTAGTTTCCTGAGCCAAATCCTTCGAGTATTGTGTTGTAAGCGTAACCGTAGCTCTTGTACTGCTCGTAGTTCAGTTCGTTTGCATGATCTATAGAGCTGGTAAATGCAAAGGGGTTTCCTGATGTTTGTCTATGCAGCGGCATAGGTACACCAAACAGCATATCCCCAGAATCACCATTGTACACAGGAGCAGTCAAGGGAGACTTTTCGCTATTTACTGGGACAAGGTCAACATTCAAGAAGTTAGAATGCCACCCATAACGTTGTCCCCACTTCATTAGATTTTCCCCAGTAGCTCCGCCCCACATGTTTGCTGCTGGAGTAGAACTACCTGAGTTAAACGTTCTGTGAGTTTGCCTAAACTCAAAGAATCTATTCAAGTTTGCAGGCTGATCTTGGACTTCTGTATTTGACTCTATTGAAGAGGTGCTCCCTACCAAGTATCTTTTTGTCATATCAGACAATCCAGTAAACCAGGACAATGTACTAGAGTATGACGTAGTAAAAGCTCCCTGAGCTGAGAAGTCAGAGTTGGGAATCCAGGACGCTGATGCTAGATCTGTATCTCCTGGTGCAAACACCGCTGGGGGCTCTGTTCTTATCAGTCCGAATGGGGCTGTGAATATAGAGTAGTCGTATGTACCCCCAATACTGTAGTACTCAGGTGTAGCTGATGTACGTGTATTAACATCTCTGTAGATCTTAGATGTCTGATATGCATGAAACAGAGCGCCAGAAAATCCTGACTTTGTGCTCACATTTATGTTTCTGTCAATACCCAGTTCGGAGGGGTTTATATTGAGAAGCAGTTGGGACTCTACCCTGAGTCTCAAAGTCATGTACTCCACCACCCCGGACTCAAAGTACAATTCAAGTCTTGCTGTGGTTGCTGCTCCTTCAGAAAGGTTTACAGTCCAGTCATACCCAGCAGCAAAGTTTTTGAGCTTGATGTCAACTATGTAACATTCTCCAGCAATGGAAGTCTGACTTGTGTATACAGTTTCTGTGAGTTCAGTACTTCCCAGTATCTCTCCTCCACCTCCATTTGTCAGTGCATTGTACTCTTGGGTAAGTCCTGTGCATACTGCTGTTATCAGCTTGTCTGCACCAAAGTGCTCAATTCCTGAATCACCTTGGGGATCGTATACAGAGCTTCTAACGGCCTGTCTTGCAGGCTGGACTACTCTAATGTAGTAGCCCCCGCTAGCTCCATTGACTCTACTGTTTGTCTTAGCTACCTCTGAAGCCGACTCTTGATAGGCAAACGCTATCCTTGTATTTGACTTAATTGCCTTCATGCTCTTCTAATTAGCAGCCGCAAGCACAAACCTCAGTACACAATTCCTTGGCTTTGTTGTACTTCTCTTGAACACTTTCCTCGAGACCCAATGTAGCCTCGTATTTAGCTGCTTGAAGAAGCAGTTTTACTGTGTGAGCTCTTTGCAGGTCTTCTTTGCACTTATTGCACTTGCATGTACAATTGATCGCGTCATGCACCAACTTGGCGATGCAGCAATCTATATCGGCAGAGCCGACAGTGAGGTAGGATTTAACTACCTGACCTGACTTGTCTTCTACAGTTACTCTTGATACCCCACGGCTATCCACAGGAATGGTGGTCACCATCTTCTTAGCTCGGCTTCTTGCTGAAGCGGCGACTACTGCACCATTGCTGAGATTGTTGATGACGATATTGAAACTAGCGTTAGAGGCAACGTTCTTAGCCGTTACCTTCATTTTTGAATTTCCTGCGAGATGTCTTAATGCCATGGTTGAAAGTAATAAAGGGGGACACCCATTGTGCCCCCCATATTAGAATTAGTGGCTTCTGCCGAACAAGTGCTCGACAACTGTACCTGCTGTAGGTGCAGTGCCCAAGTTCAAAACGTCCTTGACGTCATCACCGGGGTCAGCGCCAGTCTCCTCATAAATGATAGCTGAGCCGTACTGAGAACCCTTCACAGGACCCCAATCACCGTTGATCTTGTAGGTAATCTCAAAGCGGTCGTACTGCTTATCGTTGGTCACAAAGTCAGTGACATCTGTAGGGAAGTACATCCGGTTGTGGATACCAAACTGTGCACGTGCCTTCAATTCGTCACCACGAGCCTGCCAGTCATTACCAGTACCAGGTGCCCACTTTGCTGAAGCGTTAGCAACAACAGGCTTAGTGTTGTCATCCAAGTTATCAGCAATCATCTCAAAGATCACCCCTGCGTGACGTGCAGTCACAGTCAAAGTACCTGAACTCTGAGACACAGTGAACATAGAGTTCAAAACTGCATTCTCTTGAATTGCAGTAACCATCTCACCAGCACCATTGTCAGTGGTACCCTTTGCAGTGATGTTGATTGCCTTGTGGTTGGTTGTGTTAAAACCGACCAATGGGAATCTGTAGTTACCACCAGACAAGTCAGCAATGCCTGCTTCGTTGTTCACGTAGTTAGTGTACTCGGTAGGCTGCTTACGAATGATGAACTTGATCTGAACTTCTTTGCCGCTGTCACCAGATGCAAACGTAACAGTACCCGCGTGGCGCGTAGATGCTTCGTAGTGAGCACAGGTAATTCTCACGATATCGCTGGTGTGGATGATGGGAGAAGCAATTGGGTTAGCTGCTCCGTATCCCTGCACAACTTGGATTCTGCTCTTGAGGAAGTTACCTCCGACCATAGTCACAGTAGGAGACACTGCAGTAGAAGCACCATCATCGTCATCAGTATCTGCAATCACAAAGCGGTTCTCGAACAAAGCGCTCGCAAACCAGTCACCACCAGTAGCTGCATCGAGGCACCAGAATCCCAACTTACCCTTTTCGAGGTCGTTGAATCTAGCATCACCGGCAGTAGTAGCTGCGGCTTCCAATGCATTTACTGTCTTAAAAAAAACTTGTTTCATAATAGTATTGTTGAAACATTAAACATTACTCAGATTCTAGGACCTCCCTAGTCTGAGTCTGATACCTTGGAGACTCGAAGCCTTCCAAGATGCTTTTCACTGCCATCTCCACGATCTCATGATGCGTGTGTTCCGGCAGTTCGCATCCCACACCAAATCTCTTAGACATTTGTGCGGGTTTACGTATGTATTTTATCTGCACCGAATTCGGTACAAAAGTATTGTTGGTATACAAATCTAAGAAAGTTTCCTGTATTGTGTACAACAAACTTCTCGAAGAAGTGCTATTAAATGGGTCATCTAACAAAGCGTAGATGTCATCTTGCTGAGAAAACTTACAGTTAGTTCTGTAGATTCGTATAGAAGCTGGTGCAGGAACTCTGAACTCACTTACCCTCTCGATCGTTTGTGTTGATGTAGGTGGTATGTTACTTATCTGCTCTACAGTCTCTAAGCTTGTAGGGTTTACACATGTCAAGATTGCGTAGGCAGAGTTGTAGTCTACAAAATCTTCTGCAGTATCCTCCACGTCTTCAGTGTTGTTAGCCATAGCCTCAGCACTGATCTGGTGGAATCCGTCTTCTACATTGTTGTCGTAGTATACTTTCTCCAAGTACAGCTCATTGCCGTCTGCTGGGGGAGAATCTGCAGCTACTGTATCAAAGTATCTATCTGTGTAGCTGTCGTTGTTTGACAAGCTAGGTGTGATGTTTTGATCGTAGTAGGGACCAATCAAGTAGTCATAGCTCAAACCTTCCTGCCCGTATATAACCTGTACTGGGATTCCTTGCTCGTCTGCTATTTCAATCTTCTGCAGCATGTAGCCTGGAAGAGGGGGTGTCAACGAGATTTTGAGATATTCTTTTGTCAAGAACTTCTCTTTGTAAGGCAATGGTTCATCAGCACAGTCATAAGTAACCTCAGACAGTACGTTTACCAAGAACATGTAGTCGTTAGGGAACTTGTATCTGTAGATGTCAATGTTGCCCTTGGTTCTTGATGTATACCCCACTCCCATGTAGCTGTGACGCTGAGTGGTGTAATCTTCAACAAGGTGACGGAGGTCGTCCAGCCTCTTCTGAGACTGTTCGAACCCCCGCCCGTACTTGTTGCCTTGCTTATTGTAGCGTTGAGAAACGAATCGACGCACAGCAGTATTGAGTTCGTAATCGATCTCTTCTGGGAGTAGACTGTCAGCTTGGAAAGATGCAATCTTCTGCACCCCCAAGTTCACTGCTATGTGCATCTCTTCTATCGTCATGCTATTGTTTTAAGCTGGGCTCTCATAGCGTTGATCGCCCCTGAGTTTTTCTTGTTATTGAAGTAAACAACTGTGTCAGCCATGTCTTCTCCGATTGTCTCATCACCGTAGATGATTTGGTTACCAATCTTGCGAAGCACACTAGCTTCAATCAGCTGCTCAATTTCAGCCTTCACATCCAAGTTCTTATCAAGGCTAACCTTGAGGAACTTACCAGGCTCACTGTCTTTAATACTGTAAAGCCTGTTTTCAATCTCCAGCTCATTGAGCTTAGCAGGATTCTGCTTAGTCATGACCCAGAGTACTCGCTTCATCTTCTCAGGATTGGAGGAGATCTTAATGAACTCCTTATCGGCATCCTTCTTAAGCTTGATCTTAGCGTTCTGCTTGATCAGGTCTCCTTCTGGATCATAGACGTAGAACTTTTTTCTAGCGTCCTTGAGCATCTCTTCCTGAGAGCTAGCTACCTGTCTGTGCTTCTGGCACCATCTGTAGGTTGCGTAGTCTGTTGGATTGATTGGGAGACCATCCTCGTCTAGCGTGATGTCAAGCTCGACTCCCTCGAAAGGAATTCTAACTCGCATGTTTGCCCAGAACTCTTTGACCAAGCTTGGCCAAGAGGCGTGGTCAGGTGGAACGTCAATTAGAGACCGCATATACTTTTTAGCCTCTTCGTCATCGAACCCTTTGAGGGGTTGTCTTCCCACAAAGATTGAACCGATAGAAACCCGTGCCGTTGCAAGGACTTCTTTTGGGAGGTAGCCATTTTGCTCCTTCCGTCTGATGTAGATTTTTTTCATGTTCTTTTTAGATTAAGAATAACTGTTCAGTTGCATAACGGGGGGAGCCGCCATTGCGGTCCCCCCTATGCAAACCAAACACCAAATTACGATGCAGTGCACTGCAAGTCGAGCGAAGTATCGAATCTGCGGAGCAGGATACCAGCTGTCTTCAACATGTGCACAGAAGCACCGTCAATATCAGATGCGCGAGTGTCAGACTCTGCGAAGCCCTTAGGCACAACAGAACCTGCAACAGCCCAGCGCAACATCTCACGACCCTTCTTGTTGATCATCTGCAAGTTGTTCTCACCGTCGTAGTTTGACTGGTCGACAAACACCATACGGTAAGACTCGAGAGGCAATCCAGTCTCAGGGTGCTTCTTAGAAGCCTGAGCAACAGGACCGTGATCAAACAATGGGACCTTCACAACGTTCACTGTGTGACCATCAACGTGGTCGTATGAAGTGAAGTAACCGGTGATACCCAAGCTACGACCGCTTCCAGTGATGAACTTAGACTCAGTAGTTCTGAGGTAAGAGTTGTTGCTGCTGCTTGGAGCAGAAGTTGTGCTTACACCTGCAGCGTAGTAGTTGCGGAGAGCCTTGTCGAACTCACGTGCACCACCAATACCGGTGAACAAGGTCACCTGCTTGTCGGTAGCGTCGGTCATTCCATAGAACAAGTCACCGATAACGTCTTCAATCTTCTTCTGAGTCAAGGTAGAGTAAGTGTCCTTGTTGATGATTTGCTCGAACAAACCAGGACCAGAGATAACGGGCTGGCCGTTCTCGTCAGTCATTTGGTTGCGACCGTTGTCATCATAAGTACGGTTACCGTACCAGTAGTACATCTCACACTCTTCCTTAAACTTGAGCATGTGACGGTACTCTTCGTAGTCCATCCACAACTTGGTAGAAGAACCTTCCTTCAATGGGAGCTCGAACTGAGCGACGTAGTCCTTAGCGTTACCAGAGAACTGGTAAGACTTACGGACAGTACCGATCTTAGATCTCACCAAGCCGGGAGCTGTCCAGTTAGAAGCGTTTCCACGAGAGAAGTCGATTCCAACGTTTGCGAACAACATACCCCAGAGTGCACCTGCAGCAAGTTCACCACCTGCAGCAGCGCTGATTCCACCTGAGTCAGGCTTCACCAACTGGAGAGTGTACTCGTATCCGTCAGCAACGGGCACTGGGTCAGCCATAATACGAGCCAAGTTCCCTTCTTGAGAAACGAGGGTGTATGGGAAGATGAACCACTTGTCGGGGAACACCACCTTAAAGGTTGAACCTTTAGAACCGATTGCAGCGTCGCCGCCTGCAACGATTTCTGCAACACGAACAACTGGTCGAACGTTGACTTCATGGGTCTTGACACGGTACTCGTACTCGTAACGATCGATCGAGCGCGTGTTGCCAACCCCCTCAGTCAAGAAAGAAAGTGGGAACTTCTTTTCTTCACGTCCGGCCAAGTGCGTAATGATGGGAGAGAGCTCTTCGGGCTTCTCCATCAGGGCATTGACCAACGAGTTAGTGTCGGTCATCTGCGAGTCATTGTAGTACGTTTTCAGTACTTGCATCAAAGCCATGATTGTTTATTTTAAAAGTTAATGCTTAAAAAAGCGCGTTTATGTCCAGCTGATCTGGATCAAATGCCTGTTGCTTACGACGCTGTGCACCTCTTGCACTCTTCACACGCTCTTGGTTAGAGACGATGCGTTCACGCAAGTTGCGTGCACTAGCAGTCTTAGCTTTCGTATTGATAATATCTTCAAGGTTGAACCCACTGAACATCAAGTAGTCGATTGCCAACTTGATCTCCATGTCTGCTTCATTGTAGTCAATGTCGCGTTGGGTTCTACCGGAGTCGTCTACCGGTGCAGAGATGTAGTCAAAGAAGTTTGCCTTGTCGCGGTCAGGGATTCTAACTCCCCCAAACTCTCCACCATCCTCAAGGATGTTAGCTACACCATCCCAGAACTCTTCTCTCTCCTGCTCCTGCTTCTCAAACTGAGCCTGCTGTTGCTGCATCATTTCCTCACGCTGCTGCGCTTGGACTTGTGCGAGAGAGTCTTTGGCAATGTTTGCCTTAGAGTACAACTTACCTGAGTCTTCGTAATCCTCCAACATCTCGTTGATGAATGAGTCGTCGTGACCCTTGAGTTGGAAGTACTGCTGGAGAATCACCTTCTGTGACATGGTGTCGTTCTCCGTCAGGGTAAAGTTGCTGTAGTCTGCACTCGGGTTGTATGCTTCAAAGAACTGTTCGGACTCCCCACCTGCAAGTACGTAGTCAAGGTGACGCTGTACTTCTGGAAACTGCTCGAACAAATCTTGGATTTGGTCCTCAGCAATCTCCTGTGAGATGTCTCTGACGTAGTTCGTGAGCCCTTCCACAGTATCGTCGTACTGGGCATCCATCTCAAATCCCAACACGTTGGAAATCTGATCTGCAATAGTGACGTCTTCTCCTTCTGTCTCCTCTACCTCTTCATCCTGGTACTCATCTTCGACTGTTTGCTCTTGAGAATTATCATCGTAATCCTCATCAACATAGTCTTCATGATCCTCGTCACCCCGCTCACGAATGTCTTCGTCTAATTCGTTTTCAATTTCATCCGCAACCTCAACATCTTGAGGTGCTTCTTCGACTGTTTCCAGTCCTGGAGCTCCGTCCCCTATCACGTCGTCAAACGAGATAGCGTCAAAGTCCAGCTTGTTGTTTGGGTCTGCCATTGCGCAAATGTATTTAGTGTTTGGTTCTTTACAAATATAAAATTATTTTCTATATCTGCTATTACTATATCGCACTCCCCCAAAACGGAGGCCGTACTTAGATAGGTTATCTTTCTTTGCAGCCTGTCTAGACTCCTCAAAAGATTCCCTGTCTCCTTTCTTTTCTACGCCCTTGTGGCCCTTGAGCCACAGGTCTTCTATGTCCATCTTGCCCTCTGCGTAGTCTGCCAGTTTGGCTGGTCCTTCTATGAGGTTAGCATGGAAGAGTGCGTATTGCTGTTCTTTGTCTAGCTCAGCCGCGCTCTTTGCATTGACTATTGCAGGGTCAGGTTCATACCCAGGCATAACCTTGGACACGTTTACGTATCTCTGCTTTGCAGTTTCGAATGCATCCTTGTCTGGGTTGTCCTTAGATTCAAACTGGAAGAGGCCTACACCAGGCCCTCCCCCAATCTGTGGTCTAGTCAAACTCATGCTACCTGTCATAGGTATAGCATTCTCGTGGTATGCAATAGTATCTGCCGTTGCCTTCCAGAACTCTGGTGTGTTACCTCTGTTCTCAGACATGTAGTTCTCCAAGTCTATAGCGCTGAGATATGCAATAGGGTTGCCTGACTCATCAAACCCACCTTCCTGGAATCTGTACCTACCTCCTCGCTTCGGTAGTCTTTTAGGTGGTCGGGGTGTAAGAGGCTTAGGAGCGTCTTCTGGAGGGAGGCTCCACTTAGATAGTTCCTCTGGGATTGATTCACTTAGATCATCAGCACTCGCTGCTCTCCCAACGTTCTTAATTCCTCTGTTGATGTTTCTAACCCTACCTAGGTCAGCAATCATATCCCCAGCTTTTACGCCTCTGGCAAGTACAGAGCCTACCATTTTACCACCAGGCAGAAGACTAGCCATGTCTAGTACGTTGCTAAGCGTTCTTTTGTTGAAGCCTATCTCTCCGGGGTTTTGAACCATGTCCTTGCCGGCATAGAAGGCGTCATCCAAGCTTAGTATTGTACCTACACCTGGTATCATTTCTGCCATGTCTTCATAGAAACTTTCCTTGTACCCGCCTTCCTGCATACGTGCAGGTGTTTCTATCACAGTACCTGTGTTAGGGCCTGTGTCTAGAGATTGTATGCCGGGAGGTACGGACTCGTAGGACTTGACTAGATGTCCCTGCCGATCGTACTTCTTAATGTCGATTGGCTTCTTCATGCCAACCGTGTTGAATGGGGTATTAGGAGGAACGTCTGTGAAGGCCATAGACGCTTCCGTATTCCCGGCTTGATGAGCTGGTCTCAACCCATCCATGCTTGCTTGTGTACCGTGGCGTACGACAGACTCAGGATTCATGGCTGCTTGTCGGAACAAGTCCACATAGCTGCCCTGATAACCCTGCGCTTTTGCGTCATTGATTATCTGTCTACGCTGAGCGTTTGTCATACTCCGTTAGGTTCGGTATCACCTTCCTTATCGAGAGCCCGCTCTTTGAGCTGAATCTCTTTCTCTTTGATTTCGAAGTCACGCATCATCTTTTCAAGGTCAATCTGCATTCTATCAGACTGATCCTTGGCTTCTGCTGCAATCAGTGCCTTCTCAATCTCAACCTGCCTGTCTTTGTCTTTTTCAATAGCATCTCTCTCCAACTGCTGCTGTTGCATCTGTTGCTGCTGTTGAGCTTGCTGTTGTTGTGCTTGTTGCTGAGCTTGTTCGAGTTCCTTCTGAGCTTTCTCTGCTTTCTGAATCTTATCCTTAAGACCAGCAAAGTTCTCAGTGTCGAACATGTCAAGTACTGCAGATGCAGGTACCCCGTTCTGAACCATGGATTGTCCAAGAGCTCTAGCTTGCTCAAGCTTATCCTGATCACGTCCTGCGTCAGATACGAATACACCGAACTCACTTTCCATGTACGAGAGTGATTCGATGTCAAGCATTTCTACTGATTGGTCGGGCATGACATACATGCCTTTCTTTCCGTTAATCCACGCTTCCTTAGAATAATCCAGAAGGCCCTGGAGTTCGCGCTGCTCAAACCTTGCGAATTTGCGGAAAAGATCTTCAGTAATGTGCGAGGACTGAACAATTGCTTGTTGGGATGCTGCTTTTCCTTCATAGGGTCCGATGCCACCTTGGCGTTGTCTGTTTACACCTGATATCTTCTCCCACTCCAATTGGATGGACTCGAGCAACTGCAGATACTGGCCGATAGTCTTGATGGACATGTCAAGCACAGACTGGTGCTGAGGTGAAAGCTGGATACCCTCTTTATTGTAGTCAACCCACGCAATACCTGTACCTTCTACGAAGTACATGAACTTATCCATGTCCCACTTCTTGGGGATCATGTTGATGTCAAACTGAGCGATGATGTCCTTAGACCGTGCAATCGCCAGCTCCATGCGGTACTTGAAGATATTGTAGTTGAGCTGGAATGGGATGCCCAGAGAAACAAGGGAGATGTTATCTGAGTTAACATCAGAGTACTTGCGCCCGTTGATTGGGAGCTTACAGCGGGAAGGGTTGTCTAGGGATGTACGTTGGTTGGACAGGGGATTGATGTTGACGAAGAATCGCCCATCAATTCGTGTGCCCTCCCACACCTCGTTCACCCACTCATAGCGGACTTTAGCACCCATTTCCCTCATCTCTCTAGGGAGTCGGAATCCTTCTTCTACAACTGACTCCTCCATCATACCCGTCATTGGGTCTGGGTAGGACAAGAAGCCAATACGCTTACGGCTTTTCCAGTAGACCGTGATGCACTCAATCAACCTGTTGCGGTAGATGTTTTCATCACTGCCGTTGGCTTCAGCTCTGTAGAGAAGGTAGGAGTCTGCTGACGCTTGCTGAGGGTTCTCAAGTTCGAGAATCTGCTCATCCGTCAGGTACTCACCAAATATGTCGATCACTGTAGATGCATGCGAATACTTACGCACCATTGCCCAGTCCCCATCTTCAACGAACTCCAAGTCTGGGTCTTTGTCGTAGTCAATGTCAAGCGGGTTGAGCACATCGTAGAATGGCTCATCACGTACCACACCTTTGTGTGAGTACACCTCACCAGTAACCAGGTAGTGGAAGAATCCCTTTGAGAACTTGTGCTTGACTTCCTCAGACTGCATGATGTAGTTCATTGCAGCTTGTCCGTTGATTGCTCTACGATCTACGTAGGTGCGTTCGAACTCTTCCATGATTTGCTTCGGCATCTGCGGCGGCTGTCCGTCCTGCACTTCCTCGGGGTTGAGGTTTTGCATAAACATTTGGCTAGCCAGTTCTAGAAGCCTATCATTCTTGGCCTTCTCTTTGAGAGAAGTGGAGTCCCCGTTCTTGACTGTAACTGTGTAGTTCAGCGGACGCTTAGCCTTCTCACCCAACAGCAAGTCAATGATTGGCTTGATGATGGGGTAGTTGCGCAGTTTCGATGGGAAGTTATTGCGGGTCTTGCCATATGGCTTAAGGACGTATCTGTAGTCCTGTTCGTCAATAACACCGTTGTAGTAATCGTAAAGTGACTTGAGATAAGAGCGTCTTTCGCTTACCCCAAACTTTGAGAGGTTAATGTATGCTTCTACGCATTCCTCTCTCCACTTCTTATTCTTCTGAGACAACGGGATACGTTGTCTAGGTAGTTGAGCCTGTCCGTACATCTCGCGTAAGTTACGAATAAATTTGATCGAACCAGTCGTCCGTTGACCTATCTTCTAAAATTTCTACTACCTCTCTATTATATAACTCTCGTGTATGGTACATGCCTACCATAAATGCCATCACACGGTCAAAGTTACCCTTGTGGTTAAACTTGATAAGTTCTTGTAGTAGCGCAGGATCATAGATCTTGTGGAGGTTAAGTGTGACATTGCCTTCCTCGTCCGTGTGCCTGGGCGTGATCAGCCAGTCTCGTATGTACAGTTCACCTTGCCGCTTA